CTGTGTAGCTAGTTAACCCAGTACCTCCTGCAGTTGTAGGGGTTGTTTTCCACCCAATTACCTGAATTGCAGAACTATTATCTTTATAAAATAGCTTTCCATCTGTATAGTTAATAGCTAACTCACCACTTGCCAAATTACTAGCAGATGGTGCATTAGTGGTTGTCCCACTGTTATATAGTATTATTGGAGTGTAATTAGTCTGAGCCATTTTTATAAATCAGGTTTAAAAACTTGAGGCATCCAAGGAGGAATTACAGCTTGCTTTTCCAATGATTTTAACTGTTCTTCAAGTCTTGTGGTAATTAAATTTTGACCATCTTTATAGGTTTCAGATTCAATCCATTGAGCCACTAATTGTTCTGTTACTTGGTCAAAAGGCACTTTAATCTCAGGATTTTGAAACCACCAATTACCTTCAGTTTCTACCTTTTTATCATCCTCAGAGGCAGTTACAAAGTATTTAGCATGGGTAATTAGCCCATTTTCTGCAGAAATTTCTAATATTTTCCAAGTAATTGGCATTAGAAAGTACCTCCATTGACTCCATTGGTGATAGCCCCTGTGGCCGGCCAATAGGTGAGTTTTGTTGAACTTGTATATTCAGTTGCCAAATTTCCACTTGTCTGATTAGCAAAAAGCAAGTACCTACTGCCTGCAGTAGTTGTGTCATCAGTCACTGTGGCATAAGCAGTCGGCGTTGTCCATGTCGGTGCGCTTGTGCCGTTTGAGGTTAAGACCTGGCCGGATGTTCCCGCAGCAGAAATAGCCAAAGCAGAAGCGCCGGAATACACAACCCCGCCAGCAACAGCGGTCAAGTTAGCGTTTGTGCCGCCATTTGACAATCCAATTTGTCCGACAATGTTACCTGCTTGAAGTGACAAAATGCTTTTGTTAACGTAAATTGCGCCGTTTGACGAATTTACATAAGCAACAGTTCCTAGCTTGATTGCGTAGCCTGTTGGCGGGATTGTGTTTTGAAAATAACCAGCAGAATAAGGCGACAAATATAAAGTATCGCCAACGGTATAGCCGCCAGTGTTTAAACCTTGCACCATGCCAATGGTTGTTACGTATCCAGCCGTTCCCGTTGGAATAGCCTGAGTAGCCAAGCCAATTACGTTTCCAGTCGTCAAGCTATTGGCAATAGCAAGGGCCACATTAGGATAGGTATAACCGCTGCTAGTTGACGTTACATAAACAGGCTGGCCGACATTGATAGTTCCGCCAGTATTGTTATAAACCTTTAATTGAATTTCCTCGCCGATGTGCAAAGTGTTATTTGTTACATCGTTATAGTAAGTCAACGCATTTTGATTAGTGTCATACCACAATCGACCTGCGGTGTAAGTTGGCGCTGATACAGCCGTGAAAGTAGCGTAATTGCTGATTGATGGGTTATTTAGCGTTTCGCCTGTGCTTGTCACGCCGCTTAAAGTGCCGCCAGTAATAGCGACAGAACTGGAGTTTTGGGTTGACATAGTACCCAAACCAGTAATTGACGTGTTAGGTATGGTTGTAGAGGCCGTAAATGCGCCCGTTCCATTGCCATAAACATAGCCGGTTAGCGTTGTAGCGCCAGTACCGCCATTAGCCACGTTAAGAGTGCCGCCTAGCGTTATAGCGCCGTTTGTAGCGGTGTTAGGGGTAAACCCTGTTGTCCCAGCAGAGAAGCTAAGAACACCCGTGTTAGCGATTGTTACTGCGCTGGAGCCGTTGAAAGACCCGCCAGATAGTCCAGCACCAATAGTAAGGGTTTGGGTAGTGTTGGAAGTAATCGTTCCACTGCCACCCAAAGCAACGTTAACACCGTTGAACGTAACGCTAGAGTTCGCCAAGGAACTATTTGGTATCGCCGCATTGATTTGGCTCGGTGCAATACTGATTGCTGTAGACCCCGCCGATGTTAACTGACCTTGAGCGTTTACGGTAAAAGTGCCGACACTAGAAGCCGAGCCATAAGAATTAGCCGAAACACCCGTATTGGTAATGCTGAAAGTGTAAGAGCTAAGGGTTAACCCTGTGCCAGCAAAGTAAGAAACTGCACTAGCAAGCTGCGACCAAGTTATCGGTGTAGTGCCAAGCGTTCCAGAAGCAGGAATCGTGCAAACCCAGCCGCTGTTTTGTTGCGTTGAGCCGTTTTGAATAAATATAAAAGCCGAAACTAAAGAGGCGTAAGTATTGCAATCGCTAGAACGTGCCCATGCGCCCGATGCGGCTACATAAACACCATTGTTCGCCTGATTAGTCTGGTTTTTAACAAGAATTCGGTCACCGGCTAGGGTTGTATAGCCATCAATCGTTTGAAGCCCTGAGAGCGTGATATTGCCCGTTGTAGCGCATTGTGCCTCTGCTTTTATCTGATAGCCTTGGACAACCATGTCCACATAGGCTTTATTCGTCAAATCAGTCGGATTAGCAGCGGTATTAGCAACTGTCCCCGAGGTCGTTGCCATCGAGGTAAAAGTAGCCGCAGCAGGAACAAATCCACCAATAACAGAGCTATCAATGGTTGAATTTGTAATTGTTAACCCTGATTGAATCGGTTTAATAGTTGCGTAGAAAGGCTGCCCCTGACCGATAAAAGTATTAAAACTATTATCAAGATTAAATAGAGCCTGAACTGGCAGGATATTTTGATCTGTAGTCTTATTAGGAGCAGCCATTTTTTTCCTTAACTTTGGTCAACCATTGGCGTTACATACACCAAGTTAGTGCCAGAGGCCGCAATAGCGGTAACGTAGCAAGCAGCTTGACTATTGATAGGAGGGCAAGCGATAACAATTGGCGTTTCCATAAGTGCTGGAAGCAAAAAGTCTCCGAAAGTTCCATCAGCAGGCAAAACCGCCGCATCTGTTGAAATTGTGCTGAACTTGATCGCCACGTTTGCAGAGCCAGTATTGAGGCAAGAAACGTAGTTAATTTGATCTGGAGTGTTAGCCTTCAATGCAACAGGAGAATGGACAGAAGTACCAACGGACAAGCCGAGGGTGCTACCGCCAAGTCTGATTACGGACATATTTGCCATGTTAGACAGCCGTAGTAGGTGCTGGGCCTTCCAAGCGGGTAACTTGGATGGTGTAAGTGCCAGTCGAAGGAACAACAGCCGAGCCAGTCACGTTAGCAAACTGGATTGTCAGCACGTTAGCGGCCAAGCAATCAGCTTCAGCAATAACAATACCGGCGATCTGTGAACCATTCAAACCTAAAACAACAACAATGTCAGTGGTTTGAAGGCCGGACAATGCAAAGGTTTGAGCAGCGGTAGTATTAGCGGCAACCGAAACAGGTGCTAATGTAGGCTGAATGTAGAAAGTTTCGTGGGAATTGCCACGAGTGATAGTCGTAGATGACATTTTTCGTCCTTTGTAAAAGGTTAAGTAATTGTAGCTTTAAAAGCAGAAAAAGCCATCCCTTTTAAAGGACGGCCTTTCCTTACTTTATTTCAGATTACAGCAAGGGAGTGCTGAAATCATAGCAATAAACGTACACATCAAAGGTAGCGCCAGCCACGGGAGTGGTCAAAGCGGTAACGTTGACATACAGCGTTTGGGTCGTCAGAGCGGTAGTTTGTGCGGTAGGCGAAGTCACAGAAACGCCGTTGACGTTGGTCAAGTTAGCGATAGTGACAGAACCGTACAAGCTAGAACCGCCTGAAGTGGTGGAGATGCCAACAGCCAAGCCAGTGGTAGTGCCAACAGCAGCGCCATTGGCGTTCATGTTGGTAACAATCAGGGCTTGAGGCAAAAACACGCCGGTATTGATGACGGGAACTGCATAGTTAGCGGTAGTGTTAGCCGACACGTTGGTCAGCGTTGCAACCAAACGCAAGGCTTGGTTAGTCAGCACATTTTGTGGATGTGCTGATACTGTGGTTGATGGTCCAGGATTAGCCATTTCAGTTTCCTTTCTTTAATTAAGCTGCGACACGGCAAGCAAGTTCGGGGTACAGGGGAGCCCAACCGTACAGCACATCCAAGCGAGTGGGGATGCTGTCGTTGTTGATCGTGTATTGACGAACAACACGCATAGACAAACCAACTTCCTTATCAGAAGCACGACCTGCAAAGTGAACGCCATCAGGCAATTCCAAGTCAGCCACAGCCAAGGTGTAGGCATTACGGTGCATCATGATGTTCTGGGGTGAAGACACGCCAGTGTTGTTGAAGGCCGTAATGTTGGGGCTGTTGTAGCTGGTAACTTGCACGTTTTGGAACTGACCCGACACAATAATTGCAGGGCTAATGTTCACGGTAGTGCCGCCAGTGCCAACGGTAGTGGTGCTGTTAACAACGAAGTTACGCAACTTGCCATACGATTGACGGTTTTGTGGGTTGACAGCGTAGACACCAGGAATGGTGAACACATCGCCAGCATTCAGCGTAGAACCAGAAGAAGCGGTCAAAGTCACGTTTGAGCTAGAAGCCCAGCCGGAAGTCAACACACCAGCAGAGCTAGTAGAAGCCAAAGTGATAGCAATGGTGTTAGCAGACCAAGAACCGAAAGTTTGCGAAACAACGTTTTGATCAAGTTTCCAGTTCATGCCGCCGCTGTCACGACCCATCAAGCCTTTGCGATATTGTTCGCCAATCGCTTCTTGAGGCACAAACAGACCCTTCAGGCTGTCAACGATGGTAGCGGATGTGAAAGGCTCCACAATCATTGAACGGCGGCCATCACGGGGTGCGCCTTCGCTGTCCAGATAAGCAGCGCCAGTCAGATAAGTAATCAGACCAGTGGGGGGAGTGCCAGCAGTACCAACAATGTTGTAAGTATTGAGAGCGGCGGTTTGCAAACCGTCACGGTCAATCTTATTAGCAATTGCGGCCACAGCGGGTTTCAACACACGGTCAGAGAACATATCCAGAGACAGTGCCAAATCTTGAGTAGTGAATTGGGTGTCAACGTGGAATTGAGTGCTCAAAGTGACGGGCACGCTGGTTTCGTTGAAATCTTCAACGTTCAGGGCAGGGCCGGTAGTACCAATGAAACGGCCAGGTTTACGGACGTTAACGGTGTTACCAATCTTGCCGCCGACAACAGCGAATTGGTCGTCATAGTTGCGGTCAACTTCAGAAGTGAAAGTAAGTTCATTCTCCAAAACCATCAACGCTTCGTTGGTGATCTTGGAAATCGTGAGCAAATTATTTGCCATTTTGATTTTCCTTTAAAAATAAAAAATTAACGAATTTTTCCCGCTTTTCGGTCAGCTTTCCATTGTGCGTATGTGCCGTGATATTTTCCATCATTAGTCATACGAACTTCTGGCGTTGAATTAGCTGATCTAATTGGCGAAATGGGTTCAGGTGCTTTACTTCTCGCAACAACGGATTCAATTCGCTTGGTTTCAGGCTCTTTAGCCTCCAGCCTAGCTTCCAATTTCCCTAACTCACGCAATGCTTGTCGAGTAGACCCACCAGTAATCTTTTTAGCGATTTCTGGGTTTTCAGCCAAGTGATAAAGGATTTGCGGCCCAACATCACTTTCCAAAATTGCATCCCTAATGTCATCGTTTACGACAACATCACTAGAAGCGATCATTTCCTCATAATCAGGCAAGGTTGCTTTTGCTTGCTCTAACTTGGTTTGCCAGCTTTGAATTAGCTTTTGGCGTTCCTCATTAGCCTTACGCTCTGCCTCTTGCTTGTCACGATTCAACAAGGCTTGCTCTGCGCTCCACTCTGCCAATGCCTTTGCATATTCAAAAGCATCAGTAAATTGGTCAGGCTTTGGTTCTTCATCCACTTTAGGCTGCACTTGAGGCGCTACCTTAGCTTCTAAATCCCTTAGCCTGGCTTCCAAAGCCTCCCTAGCTTCACGTTCACGTTGCGCCTCTTGACGTGCCGCTTCACGTTGCTTGGTAATCTCTGAAAACCGCTTTTCGAGTTTAGGATTTTGTTTCCTTTCCTCCGGCTGCGTTGCTTCCTCAATAGTCTCTGGTTCACTCTGCGGGGCTTCGTCTATCGGCTCGGGAGTTGTCTCAACCGCCTCGATAGGTGCGTCCGTAGCCAAACCAAGTTTTTGACTATAAAAGTCGGCTGCATTTTCGCTAGTCAATAAATTGCCAGCCTCTTTCTCACTTGACATAGGTTTCCCTAAGATTTTTACCCAGTTAACCTAACTGGTAAGGTTGTGCGGTTTATACCACAAATTTTAAGATTTTGGTTTAACAATTTCTGGATTGTAAATAGGCAACATTTTATTTTTTGTTGAAGCTCGAAAATCCATTCGTCCATTAGGAAATTCATCATCTAAATTTAATAAATGATGTGGAACATCAACAGCTACTGTTGTATCCCCATAGCCCGTTCCTGTTGGGTGAGTAGTAAAGTAAACATCAGGTTCACCAGCAGATTTCAACATTTTTTCTTTTAATATTTTTTGTGCTGCATCTTTAGATGTTCCATGAAACAATCGAACATGACCTTTTTCATTTATTGGAAGTCCGTGTTCTGTATATTTTTGAGGTTTTTCCCCCATTTTTTTAGCATCGTACTCAGCTTTGTTTTCCGATGTAACGATTTCGCGTGCCATTAGATAGCCCTTTCGGTTGTTTCAAGAGATGCTTCGTGCAGCGAACGGCGGTCAAGTTCAGCAAGCATAAGCGCAAACTGTCCTTTAATGTGTTCAACATCAATCTGCGTCTGAGTTTTAAGAACTGTATCGTGCGCCGCCGTATGCGTTCTGAGCAATACATCACGATGTTTTTCTTGGTCACGCAATTCAATATCGTGCGCCCTGTTAGTTTCTTTAATAAGCACACGTTTGGTTTCTGCATCTTGCTTAACTTGCTCAATATCTTGACGCTGTTTAATCATCATCTGAGCTTGTTGCAATTGCTGAGTAAGCTGTTGAATCTGAGCTTGTGACGCTTTAAGTTGCATTTGCACCTGTGGCGGCACGTCTGACTTATCGTTAATCTGCGCCATTGGGTTAGATGCGGCCAAACGGTCGGCAATCGTATCAGCGCCAGGGAAGTCCATGTTTCTAAATACCAAGTCGCCGATAACGTTAAACAGTTGTTCATTGCCACCCAATAGCGGCAACATTGCATCAACGGCTTCTTGACGTTTAGAGTTGTAGCCAGGCCCTGTGTCCATAACCACATCATATTGACCAATGGTCATATCGTGCAGAACACGGTAAACGCCAGCTTCATCGCTTGTAGGCTGATTAATAGCCACCAAATCCGGTTTGCCATCGTCCCCAATGATTCGCATTACACGGTGAGTATCGTAAATGCTTGGAATCATCCCAAGGATGATCTTTGCCGTGTGAGCAATTGACTTTGTAAGGTTGTCGTAAAAGTCAAAGTTAGTTAGATCAACTTGCTGTTGTTGGCCGTTCAAGGCTTTGCCGGACATATTGCCTGGCAATTGCTGTGAAGGGTCAAATATGCCCATCAGGGTCGTAATATCCTGATTGATAGCGCCCAAAGCGGTCATAACGCCTGTTGGTGGCGGCTCAGGTTGCAAGCGTTGAGGCGGTGGCGCTGGATTGCCATCAATGTCCGTTTGCTTGTAGCGCAACAATGGGAACGACTTGATATTAGCCGCTGCCCATTCGCTCTCGTGTCCTTCGTCCTGCCCTTCAGCAAGCAGCCACTTGGCTTTGGGGGCTAAAGCAACCGATTCGGTTAGGGTTGTCTGCCAGAAGTTATACATCCGTTGTGCGTCTTTAGCATGGCGAACCATACCGAACTTCTTACGCTTGTCCCCAATAACCACATGGCGGCCATAGACCGGCACAACGGGTATATATTCACCGGCAATATCACGTTCTTCAATAATGTCGTAAGCGGTCAGCTTTACCCATTTGATCTGCTTTTTAATAGTTCTACGTTCCTTGACAACTTCCAAACCAGAGGCTTCTAAGCGTTCAAAGAATTTATCGCCATCGTCAAACCGGCTAGAACCATCGCTCAGTAGATACAAAGTCGTTGGTTTGCGCTCAACATAGAAATACTCGGCAATGCGAATATCCTCTTTGGTAATCCATTCAGACTGTGTATCGCCAGTCCCTCGTTGGGTAAAGCTAGAGCCATCATCCAAATCAGGATACATATCCCTGAATTTTTCTTTACTCATCATGCTAGTAATGAGCACTTTTTCGGCGTCTGACCCGTCTACACGCTCAGAATTAGGGTCAAAGTAAACCGTGAACGGGTTAGGGATTGCATCAATATAGATTTCTTGGTCAAAGCTGTCGTCTTTGCAATACTTGGTAATCAAGCGCCAAAAACCCCAGCCCATACGCACAGCATGGTCAAAAGCCGTATCGTAGGCGTTGTCAGCATTTGATTGGGTTTCAATATGGCGAATGATGCCTTCTACGACTTGAGCAGTTTTAAAGTCTGCCTCAGAATTGCAAGCGTGAACTTTGGCCCGTGGCCGTTGTTGGCGTTGCTGATTAGTAACTTGGCGACAAAAACCATCCAGCTTATTGATTGTAAGAACAGGGCGGGATTCAAGGTTGCGAGAGTTTTGCAGGTCAACAGGCCATTGATCGCCACCAGAAACAAACTTCAAATCTTCCAAGGCTTCCTGACGGTTCATGGTGTCAGCGTCATTGCACCACTTGAGGAATTGTTTAGCCTCAGTAATGATTTCTGGTTCTTGACTGCCGTTCGGAATATCTTGTGCCATTAGTTCATCCATCCTAAAGGTTGACCGTAGCCTTGTGGCTGCGTTCTAACTGGTTTGCGCTGCCGTGGCTCATTAACCATTAAACCAAGCATCCGAAACGCATCAGCCCCGTGGCTGTATTGATCGTGAACAGGCGTTTTACTAAATGCTTTGGTGTCGGGGTCAACTTCATAACGATAGTGCCGTAAGCATTGTAGCCCATCGTAACAATTTTCCCTATCAAACCAGCAGTTTCGGAATAGTGTACGGGCTGCGTTAATACTGTCAACTATTGGAGTTCTAGGAATAATCTTTGTTTTATAACCGCTTGCTTTAACAATCTGCTCGATAGAGCGACCTGCTGCGGCAAGTGTTTTGTTTTCAGCATCGTGGGGAAGCCAGAGTGTGTCGTAGACATAACCGAACGTCTGCATTTTGGCAAGGTAGTCCGTGATTGTCTTTTGGCTGTCCTCGATATACCGAATAAGGCGAGTTTCCATGCCAATGAATTGAACAAACCATATTGCTGTCGCATCTGACCAACCAAGGTCAAATACAGCGTGAACGGGTTTTGATGGGTCATAAGCCACTTTCGTTATTCGATCTTCCAACTCAGCCATTTGCACTTCACGGGCAAAGACAGCGCCATCAACAGTTTGCCGGCATAAACCTTCCCAAACAGTGTTATACGCCTCAATGTCTCGAGCTTTTAACGCATCTTTTTCTAATCGCAGCGTTTCGGGAAACCAAGGGTTATCAGACCAGTTAATCTTGACAACTTTGCTATTAGCTGGCGGGTTTAGAACAAACCGCTGATATGTTTCATCGCTTTCCAACTCAGGGTTAAAGCTAATCCAAATCTCGGATTTTTCTTTACGGATAGTAGGAATCAGCGTATTCCAGCTTAATCGGCTAACAGTCTGAGCTTCCTCTACCCAGCAAATAGAAACGCCTTCATAAGATTTTACGTTAGCCACATTGTTCTTAAGACCTACAAAAGCGAATTCTGAGCCGTTTTTGCCCCTGATTGAGCTTTGGGTTATCTCATAAAAGCCAAGCAAACCTAATGATTCAATTTGGTCACACAATAGCTTATGAACCGAATCCTTCATTGAGGTCATAAACTCACGGGCGCAAAGGATACGAAGCGGGTTTTTGGCTGCCAATATGAGCAAAGCCCTAGCAATACCCCACGATTTAGCACCGCCTCGGCCACCGTAGGCAACCTTATAGCGGCATGGCTCAAACAGAAATGAGAGCTTGACCGGAAATTCAGCGTTCTGAATTGTCGGTGTCATTGGGCTTTACAAAAGTAACTTGGATGCCTTGTAATGGCTCACCATCAGCGCCTGTTACTTCATTTTTTACAGTTTCAGACCAACGCATCTGACTTTTTGTCCACCAAATCAGACTTGTTGTGTCGCCCGCAACAGCCTTGGAAAACAGCGTCTTTGCAATTTGACCGTTGGCTTTGGCTTTTCCAGTGTCTAGTTCGGTGCGGTAATACTTACGCAACGTCTTGTCATCAATACCAACCAAAATAGCTATTTGTTCGTGAGGCAAGCCCAATCCGCTAGTGCTTTCGACCAGCTTTCGCTTCTCATCGGTAGGCTCATGCGGCTCTTGGTGAATTAGTGGCATCTTTTATACAGGGGAACTAGAATTAATTTAAACCGTTTCGGTTACTTCTGTCAATAAGACGGCTTTCTTTCCTGTGAAATCTTCCCACCGCTTTACTATTACATCGCAGTATTTAGGCTCTAACTCGATGAGTCTAGCCTTACGATTCTGTTTTTCACAAGCAATCAAAGTGCTACCAGAACCGCCAAACATATCAAAGACAATCTTTTTATCTTTATTGTCTTCTAAAGCCATTTCAATCAACTCTACTGGTTTCATAGTGGGATGTACTGTATTTCTCTGTCTCTTAATAGTCCAGATGTCGCCCCTTAGTGTCTTATGTCCACCATAATCACCATAGTAAAAAATGATTTCATGCTGTTTGAAATATTTATCTAGATGTTGGGCAGGATTAACCTTATTCCAGACAATCATGGCTTTGGGTTTTCGGCCAATCTTTTCCATCGCTTCTCTGAATAGATGGGCATAGTGCCAAGAACAGCACACATACATAGTTTCGCAACCATATAAAGTTTGAATAAGAAAATCGACAAAAGCTGAATCTTCCATCTTGTCGTTTTTGATCTTGTCCCGCTTGTCGCTTACGCCCTGATAATCAATGTTGTAAGGCGGGTCAGTAAAAATCATGTCTGGTCTATCGCCATCCAATAATTTGTCTATATCGTTTTGGCTAGAAGAATCACCACACATCAAACGATGGTTGCCAAGTTGGTAAATATCGCCTAGTTTGGTCTTGGGTTCTTCAGGCAATGGCGGGACTTCATCCTCGTCCGTTAGCCCTTCCATTACCTCTGGCTCTAGCAAGGCGGCTATCTCTTTTGGGTCAAAACCAAGGATGTCCAGCGCAAAGCCGTCTGCCAATAGGTCGTTTAACTCAATGGTCAGCATTTCATTGTCCCACCCTGCGTTAAGTGCCAGGCGGTTATCGGCAATGATGTATGCTTTCTTTTGGGTTTCGGTCAGGTCTGCCAGTTCTATTGTGGGCACTTCGGTGTAACCCAGCTTTCGCGCAGCCATAAGCCGCCCGTGGCCTGCAATGATGCCGTTGTCACCATCTACCAGAATTGGATTAGTCCAGCCAAACTCTTTAATGCTTGCCGCTATTTGTGCCACTTGCTCATCGCTGTGGGTACGGCTGTTTTTTACATAAGGAATTAACTCTGTGACCAGTTTTTGAGTGATTTGCAATTTTTACTCTGTGCCGCCGTGTGATTCAGTTGGTTCTTGAGGTGCAACCTTGGCCTGTGCTTGTGCGTTAGCATCGGCCAGCAGCTTTTGTAGGTGTTGTTGCAACGAAACAATCCGAGCTTCAATAGATTGGATAATGTCACGCATTTCATGCTCAGTATGTGAAAAATTAAACATTACTTTTTCCCTTTCTTGGCTTTCTCAGCCTCACGTTTTTCAGAATAGGCAATTGCCACGGCTTGCTTAACAGGTTTACCGGCTTTTACTTCAGCCTTGATATTCTCTTTAAAAGTTTTTAAGCTTGTTGATTTCTTAAGCGGCATCTTCTTGCTCCATGATTCCACAAACATCCTGCCAAGACATTAAAAGATAGCGTTCGCCATCCTCTACCCATTCTTGGAACTTAATATATTCGTCTTTGTAATCTTTGGCAAGCGTCCCAAAAGTAACACGCTCACCGCCCTTTAATGGGTTTTCCTCAAACGAACCATCTTCCAGCCATCGGCCTGGACCTGCGGCCACCACAGTCCCGATTGTGTCAGCTTCTGCGGTTTTAATCCACAGCACTGATTTAATGCGTGGTTCTGGCTTGACAAAAATCTTGTCTTTGAGAGGTCTAAGCATTTTTAGCTGGCCTCCCACGTTTGGGTGTAGAAAAGCCAACCGCTAGGGTTGGCAAAGGGGCAACTGCAATTTTCCCCGAAAACTCACCGCACCAATGTGATTGGTACTTCACAATGGCGTTAGGGTAACGATGACATTCACCAGCATGGCCGGTGTATTCCCAAAATTTACAATACTCGCAGATTTCTTTAGAATCGGTATCAGCCATAACAAACCTTACTTGTTTTGGTTAGATAGCCCCCAAGATCGTCATACCTTGGGGGTTATCGCTATATTAACAACCAGGATAACGTTTTTCACGGTCGTGAACGTAAGCAACATGCTCACGTGAGCCGCCCTTCATTTCGCCCATCAAACCGTCATTCTTGCCCATGTGACCATCAACACGGTCTCCGATGCTGTCAGCTTTTCCCATAGCAACGCCGCCAACCAGCTTAGCTTTGCGCTCGCCAGTGGAATCAGAAGCAGTAGCGCCTTTAGGCATTTTTTCGCCAGAAGCGCCAGCCATGAACTTGGTGCTGTTTGGGCCTTTTTCACTACCCATCTTCTCGCCGGTGCGATCAGAAGCGGTAACGCCTTTTGGCGTTTTTTCTTTACCGTAGTATCCCATTTTGATTTCCTTTAGGTTAATGGTTCAAACATCATATCAAAAAGGTACTTCGTCGTCAAACGAATCTTTGCGGCCTTGCTTTGGTGCAAAACCATCCTGCGGTTTAGGGTCGTTCAAATAAGCCCAGCCAGACCAGCCGCCTTCAACGATTGGCATACTGTCAATCTTGAGCATTGGCCCATTCTTTGTCTCAATCATAGAACCAATCTTTTGATAACGTGACTTTTCTTGTCCGTCCTTGTTGGTGTATTTTCCAGCAACAATCGTAATTTCTTTAATGGTTCTGCTCATTTCATGCTTTCAAGTTTAATAATTGGGCAACTTTATGCGCCGTTTCAGTTAAAAATTCTATTACTTCAGCTTCCAATAATTTAATGTATTGGTCATCTCGTGGTATGCGCTTAATAAATAATTGAAGGTCGGCTGGCAATCTAGGGTCATAAGATACAAAATCGCACCATTGGCGACCAGTGCAGGCCATCTGCCAAAATATTTGATCTGCATATTTTTTAGGCACTGTTTGGCTAAGTAAGGTGTCAATGTGCGTTGACGTGTTAGGGCACTTGATTTCTATCAAACCATCTTCGCCCACCAAGCCATCTGGAGACGCACCAGACATAACCATCGTCGGATGGTCAATAAAACCTACTTCGTCCACCAAAACGTCCATCTTGGCTTCGTATGCCGCCCTCGCTAGGGGTTCTGTTTCTGTTCCCCATTGCATAGCTGCATTGCTATACGATTCGGCGGGTTTGTTTGTAAGTCGCTCGCAAACCAGTTGCGCCATGTAGTTGTCACGACTTGCCGAGTAGCCTGATTTTGTCTTGGCAACCACATCGGCAACCCTACTGGCCGTGACTTTGCCGACTCTTGCTGAATACCATTCATCGGATTTTTGTTCCATTTAAAGTGCCGCCTTTCTTGCGTTCTTGGCTGCAATAATTTTTTTCTGAGCTTCTGCGTCCGATTGGGTATCTTTAAAAGCCTCGGTGTAGACAGCTTTCAAAGAATCGGCATTAGGCGCTTGGCTAATTTCTGCCAACCAGTCAGCCAGGCGTCCAGCATCGTAAGCAGGGGCTTTGCGGCTTGCTGCGTTACCATCGTCATCTTCTGGGGCAATACCGCAGGCAGCCATCAACGAATAGCGCCTAGCGTATGTCAGCGCCGAGCCATATCCTTGAGGGTCTTGCTTGCTGGCAGGAACGTGCAATTTGCCGCACTCAAGCATCTCACCAGATTCGTGCAAAAACAGCGTTTCAACTGTGACGCCGGTGCTATCTTCGTAGTTTCGCTGAATAAGTGCGATTCCATTTGAATTCAAAGAATCAATCACGGCCTCCACGCAAGCCGCTAGATCAGCATAGCGAGACTTGAAATGCGGGTTAGTTGACGTTTTAAGGGCAGGGCCAAAGGCTTTTTGCGCTTTTACCAAAGCTGAAGCAATCTGTTTCATACTGCCCCCAATGCCAAGCGCAAGGCTTCAATCAATGCTTCAGTTTCTTCACGATTCATAGCAACTGAAGAATAGCCGCCCGTAAAGAAAATTGATAAGTGTGAACCATCTTCAAAGCTGTCCACCATCAATTTGTTGTTGTGCTCAATTTTAATAATTGTGCTGCGATCTTCTACTGTAATGCTCAATTTACGCTCCTTATAGACCCCAAAATTAGGGCATGAATGAATTATAAGCTAGTTTACTAAACATTTTTCTAAGTATTTACCCTATCTACGAACCGATTGTTAGCGTTTTCAGAGCGCCACACTTCAATCTTTAGCTGGGCAGCGGTCAACTGCCATTTCAAGGTTTCCTCTTGCTCAACAGCCGCCGCCAGTCCTTTTAGCAAACTTTGGTATTCCTCGTCAGCATAGGCGTCCCGTTCTTGCGCCGCCAGGGTTTGCGTTCCTCTCAAGCTGGCCTGTTGCATTAGCAATGCCTTTTTAGACTTTCGGTATTCCTCAATGTAGACACGATCAGACTTTGCCTTAGCAAACAATGGTGCAGTCTTTAGGATGAATTCAACAGCTCGATGCGGTGCTTCGCTCATGGCAGTTCCTCTCTCACCAACACTTCAACGACCGGATGCGTTCCATAGACCTGCGTTGCATGAATAGAAACCACTTGCTTGTCGTCCAAGTAAATGACTTCGTTCATGGCATCCAAAAAGCATTTCAAAATGTTATCCAAATCAGCTTTCTTTGTTGGCCGTTCCTGACCGCTTAAACAGGCTTCTATGCGTTTTTTTGAGTATGACGCTGGTATGCCCTTGGTAACATGCAAATAAACCGCCACAGGCGTTTCTAGAGGCTTTGAAGCGCCCATTGCAAACCTTGCAGATGCTTTAATCATCGTTTCGTAGTCCACTGTTTGTTTTGGCGTGTAAGTTTTGACAAAGCCACCACGATTAGAAAATCTTGGCCTGCCTTTGCCCTGCGGTGTGCCTTCAACCTGGAAAGTTACCATAAATGTCATAGCTTTAAATCCTTAACAACTTCTAAAGCGTCCCAGCGATCAGCGTGAGCGCAAATTACTCTGGCCATGTTTTCGTTCTTTGCTTTTAAGACTTTGGTCTTTTGGGCAACTTCTAGCAAGTTTTCGCCTTTAACAACGTTGCGCCATTCTTTCGCTAGTTTGCTTTTAGTCTGTCCAATGTAAAAAATAGTCATTTCTGTGCCCTGATTCTGTTCATGCGCTGGCGTAGGTCATCAGCGCCTTTCTTGCCACGTTTTTTTTCTATTGCTTCAATGGTGTCTGCCCACCATGCGTTAGCTTCGCCATAGCCTAATTCTTTGGCCTTTTTGCGGTATCGCTCCACCCATTCACGAGCTTCGGATTCCCGCATAAATTCCAAAACGGTGTTAGTGTCCGACTGCATCGCCCAAAACCCAGAGACTCCATGTAATGACACTCCACGGCACTGTTTCATCGCCCATGCGAACTAGGTCTAGGATTCGGGCTGCTTCTTTTTCTTCATCGTTGTAATGTTCACGCATGGCGTTTTCCTTGCATCAAGTCACGCAAATTGCCAATAATTTGACGCTTTTCAGTCTCAGAAACTTTACGTGCTGGAACTTTGACTTCCATCGACATAGCTTCGTAGTTGTTTTTGTCACCACGCTGGCGGTAAGCTGCCCATTCAATACCGGTAATCTTGTCCCAATCACGCATTGGAGACCAAGCATGAGCCGAGCAAAGGCGTTTGCCGTTATCAACTGTCCAACGGTTAGGACAACCAGTAGCCTGGCACATATGCGAGTTATCTTCTTCAGAAATAGAGGATTTTTTAAGTTCGTACATCGTTAGTCCTTGTGGTAAGCGCCTTCAACAATTCGCGCGAATTTAGTCGGCGTAAAAATGAAATCAATATCTGCTTTCCAGTCTTTAACTTTTCCGGTTAAGAAATTTGAGCCTCTTACATGGTCAAAAAAATTTCCAAACCATTCAAGACCCTGATCTTTGGTAAATTTCTGCTCGGCAACCACTTCACGCCACCTGGCCGAGATAGTGCGCTTACGAGCATCGTTGACCACTTCGCATCTTGGAAGCTGGGGCAACTTTGCATTGAATAGCTCAACAATTTCAGAAATTGGAGCCGCTGGCGTTCTTTCGACTTTAGGCGAAGGGACAAGAACCGTAGGTTCTATATAAATGTGTTCTGTGTTATGTGT